CTTGAACAGCTGAATCAGGATCGTGATGCCCGAGATAATCGGACGCAGTTGTGGCGAATCCTTACTCATGATCCCGAGCGCCTGCGTAATCGAGATCTTGCCTCCCTGTTTCTTGGCGATGTTTCCGATCTCCCCGAACATTTTGTTCAGGCCGGGCAGGAATCCCCTGCGCGCCCGGTCGAACGCGGACGACGTAAGAGCGCCGAAGACTTGGCTGAGGTTGTCGTGGAGAGTCGAGAGCTGACCGCTGAACGTCTGAGCCTGTCGAGCCGCCGCGCCTCCGAACAGTTGGTGCATTCCGCGCAAGAGCGCCGGGATGCCGACGCTCGCCGGAATACCGAGCGCCCCGATCCGAGCCAGCTGCTGCCCGGTCAGACCGAGTTGCTTCTGGAGAATCTCCAAGACCGGAACGCCCTGCTGCTCTAGCTGAAGCATGTCCTGCCCAAGCAGACGACCTGAAGCGCGGATCTGCCCGAACACGAGCACCATCCGTTGGATGTTGTCCGCGCCGCCGCCGAACGCGGCGACGGTATCGCCGATGACGTTGAGGGCTTGGTTCGCTTCGTGGAGCGAGTACCCGAAAGCCAAGAACCGGCGAGCAGCGGCAGTCACGTCCGCAAACTCGAACGGCGTGTACTTGGCCAAGTTGTAGAGGTAGTCGAGTTCCTTGTTCGCCGCCTGCTGCGTTCCGAGGAACTGCGTTAGCGCGAGACGGTTGTTCTCCATCGCGATGTTGAAGTCGAACCCCATCTTGATGGCTGCGCTGCCGGCCGCGACGAGAGCGATTGACGCGCCGTAGGCGAAACGGCGAATCGTGAACATCGCTTGGTTCCAGAGGAAGATCTTGCCTCGCGACCACTCCGAACGAGCACCATAGCGGTTAACCGCGACACCGAGGTTCTTGACTCCGGTCTCAACCTCTCCGAGAGCGGCGACGGACTGTCTTGCGCCAATTACCTCGGTGTAGATGCGAACGTGTTCGGGTGTACCCAACTCTACCCCTTACTTCATCGCTTTGGCTAGTCTCTCGATCACCTTCGCGGCCAGCTGATCGTTGAGTTCCTGTCGTAGCTCCAGGTGCCGAGCGGCAATCCGGAGCATAAGGTTGCGTTTGAAGTCATCTCTCTCGTTGAGATAGGCGAGCGGGTTCTGCCCGGAGAAGGCAACGATGGCTGCGCTTTCAACTTCATCGAGAGAGATTACACCCCTTCCCCCAAGAACTCCGCATCCACGTCGATCCCGGTGTTCCCCATCCATCGGTTGAGCTTAAAGCCGTACTGGCCGATAGCGAACTCGTTATTGGCGAAGATGTAGTAGAGCGCACCGCGTTCCCCACCTTGCCCGTCCCAGCCCATCTGTTCGGCCAGCTGGCTCCAAGTCATGACGAACGGCTCCATGCTCCCGTTCATCGGCGGCAGAGGCTTGACTTCTGCATCCTCGTCAAGTTGGTAGTAGAAGCCGGAAGTCGAGTCGATGATCTGCTCGACCAAGATGCGCATGTTGCGCTCGCCTCTGTTCTTGATCTCGCGCGAGACGCGCCTACCGATGTTCTCGATGTCGTGTCGAGAGATGAGACGATGCTTGGCGAGGAGGCCAGTCTCCTCGTAGCCCGTGATCGTCAAGAGCGTGTCGCGGGTGCCCGCGATCTCTTCGCGCTTCGCTCGCAGTTGCTCCATGAGCGACTGCGGCTGGCTCTCCTCCACGATATCTTGGATGCTCGGCTCTGGCTGCTCTTCGTCTTCCATTGTGCTCCCTCCTTAGTTGTTCTGCTACGCCGTCAGATTGAAGATTTCGGGCGCGACGCTGTACTTGCTTCCCTTCTTCACCTTGACGGTCGGAGCATTCGCGACGGAGATGACGACTTCGATCATCGCCGGATCGTTGCCCTCCGAGTCGTGATCCGGCACCGTGACAGTCTTCAGGGTACCGATGTAGTTGATGTGATGGTCTGTCTGCATGCCCTGGATGTTCATCGGCATCTGGGCGACGTGCGCCCACGCCTTGCCGACGCCGACGAACAGCGTCTCCAGGTAGAGCGGATCGAAGTTCAAGTCGAAGATCTTTTGGAGCGTGACTGCCTCCGGCGTCGTGCGACCACCGAGCGAGATCGATGGCACCATGCTGCCGGGGTAGTAGATGCGCTCCTCGGAATCGAGACTGCCTCCGGACTTCTTGTCCCAGATCCCGAAGTCCAAGACCCTGTCGGTGAGCTTTGGGCTCGGATCGTTGATGCTTTCGACCCAGAGGTGAACACGCCAGGTATCTGCGCGTGTCGGATCAATCGTCAACTAGATCGCCTCCTTCCTTACGGCTCGGTGATTGCCTGCTTGTAGATGGTGATGGTCACCATCTCGGCGAACTCGGACATGCGAACGTTCAAGATGGCGCGAAGCTCGCGGTTCGCGATGGTCGTCGGTGTGTTGACTTGCGGGCCGGTATCGACGAAGTACGCATTGCTCGGAGACGCGCCGAACAGGTCGCCGCTGAGGTAGAAGTTCTGGAGCATCGCGGAGAGCGCGGCGTTGAAGTCTCCGAAGAGAACGCCCTGCCCGTCGATCTTGTCGAACATGAACTGCTCAGCGATGCTGTCAGCGGCTCCGGCGATGGCCATGTACGTCCGAGAGTTGCCGTAGTTCACCCAGTAGGGGTCGCTCGTCGGATCGACCAGAGTGCGCCATCCGTAGTTGCGGATGCCGCCGAACATCCGGCGGATCACGTTGACCCCGGATGTGTTCAGGGTCTGTCGGTTCGCGTCCGTCTGATCCGGCTGACTCAGATCGAGTACGACAGTCGCTAGGCCATTGTCTCCGGCTGCAGGAGCGCCTGGCCCGAGACCGCTAGAGTCATTCGTCGCGAGCCTCGCCGCGATGAACGCAGACGGAGGCACCGAGCGCGTTGTCCCAGCGACGACCCCGGTGAGGATCAACCAAGGCCAGAAGATCGCTCCGAACCTCTGCCCTCCTGCCCGCAACGACTGCACGAGCGTTTGGAGAGTCGTGATTGTCGCGGTATCCGGAGCGTCGAGCACCGCCGACCGGAAGTTGTTCTGGGCATGAGCGAGCACCTGGAGTAGACCCGCGCTCGTCACGCGGCCCGGAGCCGAGACCTGTCCAACGCCCATGTCCTTCGTGATCCGGTCGAGCGCCGCCTGCCAGTTCGCATCGACAATGTTGGCGCGGTCATCGTTGCCTCCGGCGAGCGGCGCGGCTGCGGCAACGGCCGGCACGAGCGCGGAAGCACCAAGCACGATCCGGATATTCTGACTGTTCTGTCCCCACAAGACTGCGGCCGACTGCGCTGCAAGATCGGGGCTGGTCTCGACTTCGACGCCACCGATGACGACAAAGACGACGAACGTGCCACCGCCGACGCCCGCCCTGACGCCGACTGAGATGTTGTTGCCACTCGCGCCTGGCCCGAGTGCGTTCGCAACGAGCGAGACACCCGAGCTTGCGTCGAGTAGGTTCTTGGTTGCCGTGACCGCTGCTGGCCCGACGACTCGACTGACGAATGCGGTCGATCCTCCCTCACGGAAGAATGCGTCCAACGCGTCGTACAAGACGCTGTACGACTGACGCAAGCCGAAGATCCGCTCATAGTCGCCCATGCTGTGGATCATCGTCGGCGTCAGAGGCCCGGCATCGGTCGTGCCGACCGTGTACCAGGCTCCGGTATCCGAAACCGTTGGACGCGCGGGAGGAGTCGAGCGCAGCGCGATGTTGATGCCGGGACGAACCGACATTTAGCTCTCCTCCTTCGTGGTTGCCTTCGCTGACTTACTCTTGCCGCTCGTCGATTCCTCAGCCGGAATCAACTGACCGTTGTTGACCAAGTCTTGGGTAACAGGCTCAGCCAACGCCTCGTCGGTGAGATCGATGAACTCGCCTGGAGCGACCGGCACGCCGCTGTCCGTGATGATCGCGTGATCTCCGACGTAGCGATACTGCGTCATCCTTCCTCCTCTCTCGTGATTTGAACATCGTGTGACGCGACTGTCGGCCACTCCTCTCCGGGCTGGGTGGCCACATCGGGAGGTTCAAGTGGCCCAGCCCATTTCGTAACGACCTGTTCGACGGCAATATTGAAGACAAGGCGCGCAGACCGCATCGTACGCTCTTGCTCCGGATCGGGTACATCGGTGTAGCTCTCGTCAAGCGGGACAACACCGCTGTACTTCCAAATCCCGTCGAGCGCCTGGTGTTGGATGATGATCGCGCGCACAGCCGCGCCGTAGAGCTTGGCCAACCTGTCCGAGTTCTTCTCGGTATTCGCAGCGGCGATCACGCCGACGCCGATGCCCCACCACCCACGATAATGCCCTTCACCATCATGCTTGAGGCTATCGGGCACGAGTCCAGGAGAGATGACGACAACGAGGGGAACCATGTCGTCTGGGAAAGTGGTGAACTCGTTGCGTGTCGTGTAGAGACGAGGCACCGGCGTCGAACCGCGAGTCAGGCTGCGCTGTATCTCTAGCTCTTGGAGGTAGGTCGGCATCCAGAGCTTCAGCGTAGAGATCACAGCCTCGGCCAAGATGTGGCCGTCGAAGATCGGCTCGAAAATACTGTTGATGCTTTCAACCGCGGACAATTGCTCGACCTATCTCGTCTTGAAGGATCTGCGCCCAGCGGGCCTTGTCCGTTCTGGTAAACTTGATGTACGCACGAGCCGGGATTCCCTTGCCGCCGTACTGTTGTCTTGCCGCATACGGCAACTCAGATTCTAAGATGATGTGATCGTTGGTGATCTCCAAGTACTGGTTCTCGTCGTTCCACTCCGTTACGGAGCGCATCAGGGCACCAGACGAGATTAGGATGCGCGGATCTTTGCCCTGTTTTACCTTGCGCTCGACGTATGCTGGATCGAGTGCCGGCCAGCTACCTCCGCCACGCCGACCTTGAGACTGGAACGTCGTGTGAATTACGTTGAACATATCCTCGGTAACCCACTCTAGTCCAGGCTTCAAGTTTCCTGCGGCTTCTGCTCCCTTTAGGAGTTTGCGGCGCCAGACTTGGTCGCCGGAGATCTCCATAAAGACAGCGGCCATCAGAGAGGGTCAGAGTAGAAATTGACGACGGGATCGGGATACTTGTATGATGGATACTGCCCACCTACGGCGTCGGTGACGTCCATCCCAGCTTCCTCCGCAGAGATTGCGTTGCGAAGGATCGGCACCTTCTCGTCGTACAACTCCTTGTACTGCGGGTAGGGCGAGCGGTTTTGCGCTACTTCGTTCGCGAAGTACGTCAACTCGATGTACATCGCGGTACGGAGCGCAGCAACGTCTTGCGCCTCCTGTACGAGATCGGCCGGGATCTCCGTGCCGATCTGAGGCCGCAGATTGTTGACAGATTTGTCGATCAGACGTTCGACATCGTCGCCGGTCGGGATCGTATCGACTGTGAACGTCTTGAGAGGAACACCGTTCGCGTCGCGCGTCCGCGCAAGATCCAGAGCACCAACGTCCATGAGCGTCGGGCGCCAGGCTATGGCCAAGGTGCTTTGAACAACAGGAAGGCTTGAGATGTTGCTCGCGGCGTCGAGAAACGAGATGCGATACCAGCCCTTTTCGATCAGCGCATTCGCTGTCGTGATATCGCGAGCTTGAGGGTTCGCCGGATCGGTGTCGATGGGCGAAAGCGTTTGGGTGTCGATGATGACGTAAGGCCCGTCGGACAGCGACGACTCTTCGATTTGGACTTCTGTCCAAGGAACGCCGTCGAATCGTTCGATTGGCGTAATGTCGTTGAACGAAACGATCAAGACCCTACCTCCCTAGCCGACTCGGACGAGCCTACCCTGTTCCGTTTTGAAAGTAAAGCGCGCCTGTACTCTACTCCCTACTGAGACTCCCTGCAATGAAGAGGAGAGGGACGACACCCCACCTGCGGCAACAGATTTTGGATGCCGCCCCTCACGCTTGGCTACTGCGTTGAATCCTCGATGATGGTCGTGAGACCATGCTCGACCGACTTGCGTGGGTCTCCGTCGGAGGCGATGTTCTCTGCCTGGAGCAGACGGTGCGCGAGATCCTTGTCGCCTGCGGCAAGATCGACCACCTCCTGAGCCTTGAGCGCACGTCCCTCGGGATTGTCTCCCTTGATGTACTCGGCCAGTTCGTACTCTCCCATCTCGGAGACGCCACCTGCGCTCGTCGTAGCGCCTCCGCTCTCAGGGTTTTGGCCGGACTCCAGACGCTCTCGCTCCTCGGACGTGTAGAACGAGTGGTTGTCCTCGCCCTGCTTCTGGGCGAGCAGTCCCATCTCATCCAGCGAGATCTCCGCGTCACGCGGAACCTCGACTGGCGTCAAGACGGGATTGCCGGCAGCGTCGGTTGTCTCGGCCATGTACGAGAACAGCAAATCGCGGACGATGCGCGTGTCGCCTTGATCGCTGTACTCGTCTGGGCTCTCGTAGCCCTCGGCCTCTGACGTTGCGCTGCGAGGCTTGCCGTAAAGTTCCGCCATCTTCGCCTCCTCCCTACGTCAGTCCTGTGAACTTCAGGACGGCGAAACGGTTGTCCACGAACATCAACGGCCGAACCGATGACTGCGTCCAGTACCGCTGAGTCTCCTGCTCGTACCACTGCTCCGTGGCCAGAGGCTGCTCGACGCGCATCTGGCCCGGCTGGTTCTGCTGTACGACGTAGGCCGTGCCCGCCGTGACGCGGTTGGTCACGAAGATGCTCAGCCCCAACGACGAGAGCAGATCGTTGAGGGCAGGCCCGTAGATCCGCGCCAGCTGGAGGTACTCGGTTGGGTTGATGATCCACAGGTCGTAGACGATCCCCAACTCTTCGGTCTCGGCCTGGGCCTGGGCCTTCGAAAAGTCGTAGCCCGGCCAGGCCGTTGAGTTGGATGCCGTCGAGCCTGCCGTGATCGTCGATCCCCAACTGACCCCGGCGACGACGCGGTTGGGCGACGCCTGGACAGCGGCCTCCAGAACTTCGACGGCACGCTGGTTGATCTTGCGGACGATGGTGTTCGCGATCAGCCGGACGTTCCTCGTGAAGACGGAAATGTCGTTGCGATCCCGAGCCTCGACCGTGGTGTAGAACTTGCCGCCCCACTTCTCGACTTCCGCGACCTTGGGGGCGCGGCGGCTGGTGATGATGAGCGGGAACTCGTCACCAGGCGCAACGCGCTCGATGTCGCGGTCGGCGTACAGGTCGTTGGCGAGCAACTCGTCGTAGACCACCGCGCCGCCTGTAACACCGCCCGAGTTGGTGAACACCCGGTCGGCGAAGAACCGCTGGAGCGTCAAGTCCATCAGTGTTCGAGTCACCCGCGTGGGCGAATTGAGCGCGATGTCCACCGTGATCGTCGTTGCCGAGACGGTCGGAGGGCCGAGCGGGTGTGCGGCCGGGTTGGCGTACTGCATCTCGGTGACGCCGCTCGCGCGGACGATCCCCGGCTGCCCCGGAACCCAGGCGATGTCTGACCTGACTCTGTTGCGCATCTTCCCTCCTTCCTATGTGAGCATGAGTGCGATCTCGGCGTCGGCACCGCTCGCGCACCCCGTCATGACGACTCCGAGTTTGACTCCGGCAGCGAGCGGGATTGCCTGCCCGTTCGCATCCGACTGTACTGCGAGGCCGAAGGTCAGCGCGGCTCCGGCCGTCACCGGGTAGATACCGTCGCGAGCAACGCCGACCTTGCCGTTGACGGTCGCCTGGTCGTACTTGCTGACGCCGACTGCGTGACCGCCGGCACCGCAATGAGCGACCTTGTAGTTGCTGCCTTCGGCCGTGGACGCCAACCCCGGCCCAGAAGAGCGGTCGGCAGACGGCGCGAGGAACCGCTTGCCCGTGACTGCGGCCGTGGCGATGGCAGTGAAGTCTTCGCCTGGACGCTTGTACGGAATTGCATCGTTGCCCGGCACCCTAGCCCTCCTTTCCCTGGAAGATCACGCGGTTCTTGCTGGCGTTGGCGCGGATCGTCTGGATCTCCGGGAACCAGCTGTCCGGGAAGCCACCGCCGTCATCCCCAGCCGGATTCCCCTCGTTGTCGCCCCCACTGCTTCCGCGAGCGCCGACCGGAATGGCGCCCTCCTCCAGCGAGTCGAGCAACGCCGTCGTGCCCTTGAAGTCCGCCTTGAGCAGAGACTCGTAGTGCTGCCGGCGAGCAGGCGGGATCTTTCCCTTGCCGATGGAACTGTCGAGCACGAGTTTGATCTTCTCGCTGCGACTCTCGCTTTCGAGACGCAGACCGGCCTCCGCGCCCTTCTTGAGCATGTCGTACGTCTCACGGTCGAGCGTGACCTTGCTCGCCTCGGTAGTTGCCGGCTCGCCGTTGCCGCCCTCACCCTCCGTTGCCGGCTCGCCTGGCTCGCCTTCCTCGCTTGGCTCGCCCGTCTCCGGCGTTGTCGTCGGCGTCTCGGTCTCCGGAGCAGGCGTCTCGCTGCCCTCCTCCGTTCCGGCTTCGGCAAGCACAGTCGCGGCGAGCTTGTCGTTGATCTCTTCGGCGGTGGCGTCCGCCGAGAGATTCAGCTTCTTCGCCAACTTCTGGCGAGTCGCCTCGTTCATCTGCGCTCCTTTCTCTCGCGAGCGAACGTCTGTGTCCGCTCGACTTGCGTAGACGACCATGTCCGAGTCGGACATGGCCATTCCGGCGAGTACGGCAGCCGAAGCCGCCACCTTGTCCGGGTACTCAGCGGTCACGACGACCGGATCTCCGAACATCGGCTCCAAACCGTCAACGACGACCGGAACGCGAGCTAGCTCGCCGTCGCCCATGTCAACGATCAGTGTGTAGCCATCTTCGGAGTCGAACCGTTCGCCGCGTACCCACCAGTCTTCGTGTTGCGATCCCGGCCCCTCGTTGTAGAACTTACGCCGGATCAACGAGACATCGAGAGCCGCATGCTGCTTGCCCTGTCTGTCTTTGAAGAATCTCATCCCTCCTCCTACTGCCTCGATCTCGGCTCCGTCTGGAGTCTCCGATCCGAACCACAACGGAAGATCCTCCAAAACCGAACAGCCGGGCCATTTGACTCCGAGCAGAGAGCAGTCATAGATGATCGTCTTGTACCGCTTCCCGGTAACGGTCTCGACATCGTGCGTCGCCTCGATGCTGCGGTTCGGGTAGGCGACATTGACGACCTTCGCAAGCCACTCGGGCAGGCCGACCATGTCGCCATAAACCGTTTGGCCGCTGTCACCAAGCCGAAGGTTGTCCCATCTACCGAAGGCGGGTTCCGCATCTTTGATCAGCGGCTCGTTGTAGTCCGACCTATGACCGAGCTTTACGCGCGGCGAAGCAATCGCAACATCGCTAGTCGCTCTAACAGCGTCGGCCAGATCCTCCTCAGTGAACGTGATCGCTCCAGTTGAGGCCGGGTACTCGATGCCCGTCGAGACCATCGGCACATCATCGATGCGCCAAAGGCCTGTTGCGCTATCGAGATACGGAACCCGCTTCGGTTTCATTTCTTGCCCTTACGGTTCGGGAGCTTCTTGTACGACTTGCCGCTCCGAGCGTGCTTCTTCGCGGTGGCCATCGTGATCTTGCTGCCCTTCTTGCCGGCCTGAGCGAAGAACCACCGCTGTTGTGCCTTGCTCGTCGCCTTGGGCATTACTTCTTTCCCTTCTTGGGCGTGGTCTTCCGGCCGCCACCCTTCTTGAAGGGAGCAGCCTTCTTGCCGCCGAAGTTCGAAGTGCCCTTCTTGCCGGCCATGACTACGGCTTGATCCCGGCGCTCTTGTTCGCCCGCAACTGCTTGCTCAGCATCGCGCCGCGTGAAGCGTTGGCGACCCTCTGATCCTGCGGGAACACGCCGCCTTCGTAGAAGCCATGCTCGCCGGTAGGATCGACGGCACCATAGCCCTTGCCGGTCGGCACCTTCACGAAGTTCGGGTTGTTCGCACTGGCTCTACCTTCAGCCACTAGTTGCTCCTTTCTACTAGGACGACGACGGGGTTGGCAGGAGGGAGCACCCGTCTCACCTTCCCCGCCGCCGTCATTGCGTCCCTCCCTTTGGAGGCTGGCCTGACGCACCTTTACCCGTTGGGGTCTTCTGGGCTTGCTGCGCAACCTGTTGTTGATCGAACTGTTGCGCTTGCTGATCCATTTGCGCCTGCGCCTGGTCAAGCGCGGCTTGATCCTTGACGCCGAGCCGAGGCGTGCCTGCTTGCGGTAGACCCATCTCTTTCCGCAGCGCTGCCTCTAGCTCGTCGTCTACCTGGATCGCACCGGCCTGGATCAATTTGACCAAGTCTTCGACTACCAGCTCAGGGTCGAACTCGAAGACGAGAATTGGAACTTGCGGGATATCTTCGCCCCAGTTCCAGTCGATGTCGTCTTCGATCACGTACTCATTGAACGTATCCGCGAACCACCAGGCGATAGCCTCCAAGCCACCGCCCCAGAAGTCCACGAACGTCGAGCCGAGAGCGCGGCTGCCTGTCTTCGTTTGCCCAAGCTGCATGACCATCAGCATGAACAGGCGAGCCATCGCTTCGTCGTGATACTTCATCGACTCGACGACCGAAGAGTTGGTGCCCTTCGCGATCTGGAATTTGGCGCCAGCAGGCACAGCGCCTCCAGCCGTATCGCCGATCCGGAAGCGCTGTGCCATCTGGTCTAGGGCGCGGATCTCGTCCAACGAAGCTCCAGGGTGGGCCTCGATGTACGGGACGCCACCAGCTCTCTCGTGGTTGATCGCGTCGATCCGCATGAGCCGATCTTTGATGAGCCAGTTCTTGTAGCACTCGCGGAACCAGGAGCGACCGACCCAGTTGCCGCCCTCTTGCTCCCAGACGTAGCCGACGAGGTTGTCCACAGGGATCTCCGGCAGCATTCCCCAACCGGCTCCCGCCTTCGGGATGTTTTGGATGATCGAGACTAGCCCGCCATCCTCGGCGATCCGGAAATCTTGGATGGTACGCGGCGGACGCTCGGCCAACTTACGAAGATGCCA